TGATAGACCGCGTACGGGGAAGCGTGCGTACGCGGCATCGAAATCGCCGGGGTTTTTCTCACATTTAGCGGCACGGGACTTGCCCTTAGCGGGCCGATTAGCAGGAGCGAGTCATGGCAAAAGCAGGTCGGCGACCCAAGCCTTCGGGCCTACGGATACTCGAAGGAACTGCAAAGAAGCGTGCAGGCCGCGAGCCAAGCATGCCGCCGGGTGTTCCGCCGATGCCCGAGCGTCTCGCGGTGGACGAGGTGGCTGTGGCGAAGTGGAACGAGCTCGCCGGCATCCTGACTCGGATGGGCGTGCTGACGACCGGCGACGGCGAAGCCCTCGCGACGCTGTGCGAAGTCCACTCGGCTGAGCAGTCGTGCCTGCTCCAGTTCCGTGCTGGCGGTGCGGTCATGCACACGGACCTGGGCGGCGTGAAGCCCAACCCGGCGGGGCCGATGTACCGCTCGTTGGTTGCCATGAAGGCTAGTCTGTTGTCAGAGTTCGGGCTGACCCCCTCGTCGAGAACGAAGCTTGCCACGCAAGTCGAAGTCAAAAAGGACGAGCTCGAAGAGTTCTTCGCCGCCCACGGCTAAGCATCGCCCCGGCATCGACCAGGCGAAGGCCGACCGGGTGTACCGTTTCTTCGAGACGGTGCTGAAGCACAGCAAGGGCCAGACGGCCGGGCAACCGTTCCTACTGCTGCCGTGGCAGCGGTACGTGCTGGGCGAGATCTTCGGCCGGCTAAAACCTGACGGCACGCGGCAGCATCGCCAGGCGTACATCGAGATCCCCAAGAAGAACGGCAAGTCCACGCTACTCGCCGGCATCGCCCTCTACATGCTGGTGGCCGACGGCGAAGCCGGGGCTGAGGTTTACGGTGCGGCATCGGACCGCGAGCAGGCTGGCATCATCTACCGGGAAGCCGCGTCGATGGTGCGATCGTCGCCGGCTTTGTCGAAGGTGCTGGAGGTGCTCGACTCGCGGAAGACGATCGTGCATCGCGGCAGCAACTCGTTCTATCGGGTTCTATCGGCGGATGCGTTCAGGGCCGAGGGGCTCAACATCTCCTGCCTGCTTTTCGACGAGTTGCACGCCCAACGTGGCGACCGCCGGCTGTGGGATGCCCTGCGGTACGGCGGTGCAGCCCGGCGTCAGCCGCTGGTGATGTCGATCACGACGGCGGGCGAGGCGAACAAGACTCACCTCTGGTACGACCAGCACGACTACGCCGAGCGGTGCATTGCCGACCCGACGTTCGACCCGTCGTTCTTCGGCTGCATCTACGCGGCTGACCGGGAGGACGATTGGAAGTCGCCGAAGATCTGGCACAAGGCGAACCCGTCGTTAGGCGAGACGATCAGCGAGGAGTCATTCGCGGCCGACTGCCGCGAGGCCGAGAACTCTGCCACCAAACTCAACGCCTTCCTGCGGTATCGGTTGAACATCCCGACGACCAGCGACATCCGGTGGATTCGTCCTGACCAGTGGGCGGCCTGCGGCGTGGAACTCGAGCCGTTGGAGGGTCGGCCGTTCTGGGCGGGGCTGGACCTGGCGAGTACGTGGGACACGTCGGCGTTCGTGGCGGTGTTTCCCGACGAGTCTGGCAGGTACGACGTGGTCCCGATGTTCTGGTGCCCCGAGGCCAACGCCGCTGAGCGGGAGCGGGTTGACCGGGTGCCCTACACCCAGTGGGGCAGGGACGGGTTCCTGCGGCTGACGGACGGCAAGAGCACGGATTACGCCACGATCAAGCGGGACATCATGGAGTTCTGCGGGCGGTTCCAGCCGAAGCAGATCGCCATCGACCGATGGAACGCGACGATGCTGGCACAGGAGCTCGTTGCCGAGGGCTTGCCGGTGCAGATGTTTGGGCAAGGGTTCGCGTCGATGAGTGCCCCGGCGAAGCGTCTTGAGGCACTCACGATCGACGGCAAACTGCGGCACGCTGGGCATCCGGTGCTAGGCTGGCAAGCAGGAAACGTAGCGGTACAGAGCGACCCGGCCGGCAACATCAAGCCCAGCAAAGCCAAGAGCACGGAACGCATCGACGGCATTGTGGCTCTGGTGATGGCGATTGGCACGCACATGGGCGAAAGCCTGACGCCGCAGGCGATGCCCGAACTTTCCTTCTGGTGAACACCGCATGGATGCGACGCTCCCCGAGATCCGCTGGCTTGAGACGCGGATGAGCCGCTGGGATGACCTAGTTGCGGCTGCTGCCGAGTCTGGCGTGCGGGTGACTCCCGAGACCGCCATGCGAACGGCGGCCTACATGGCCTGTGCCCGAGTGGTGGCCGAGACTGTCGCCTGCCTGCCGCTGCACGTCTACCGCAAGCGTGACGACTACACGTCTGAGCGAGCCAAGGATTTGGCGATCTACAGCGTGCTCGCCAAGAAGCCGAACCGCTACCAGACCCGGTATCAGTGGGTCGAGCAGATCTGCCTGCACATGGGGTTCTACGGCTCGTCCTACCAGTTCAAGTTCCGCGGCCCCGATGGGCAGGTGACCGAACTACGGCCGTTAAACCCGGCCGGCATGAAGGTCGAGGCGGACGATGAGGGCACGAAGACGTACCTGTTCACGGACCCGAAGACGGGCCGCCAGACGATCTACCGCGATGACCAGATCTGCCACATTCCGTGGATCTCGTTCGACGGCATTCACGGTGAGGTGCCGATTGAGTTGGGCCGGGATGCGATCAGCCTGGCCCGCAGCCTGGAGGGCTACGCGGCCAACTTCTACAGGAACCAAGCCCAGCCGGGGCTGATCCTGACGACGGACCAAGTGCTCAACGAGGAGCAGCGGCGTGGGCTTCGCGAGTCGTGGAACGCCCGGCACAAGGGGGCGAGGAACGCTGGCGAGACGGCGGTGCTGAGCAACGGGCTGAAGGCCGACACGATCACGGCCACGAATCAAGAGAGCCAGTTGGCCGAACTGTGGATGCAATCGCTGCTGGCGATCTGCCGCATCTGGCGGATGCCGCCGCACATGATTCAGGAGTTGGGCCGCGCGACGTGGGGCAACCTGCAGAGCGAGATGGTGTCGTTCGAGAAGTTCACGATTGCCCCGTGGCTACGGCGGATTGAGGGTGCGATCGAGCGGGACGTGCTCCCCGAGGACGGCGAGTTGTACGCGGAGTTCCTGGTCGAAGGGCTGCTGCGGTCCGACATCACGACCCGCTATCAGGCGTATGAGATCGCGATCCGCAATAAGTGGCTGACGCCCGAGGAAGTGCGGCAGAAGGAAAGCCTCGGCCCGCTTCCCCCTGGTGCTGAGCCGGTGGCCGAGCCGGTGGAGGACGTGCCAGAGGAGCAGGACGAACCGAGCGAAGACGAGCCGGCCCAGGACACCCCGAGCACGGAGGCGAGCGATGGCTGACGAGATGGACGTGGCGGTGGCTACGGAGATCGAGCGGCGTGACTGGGAGTTCGCCGACGACGGTGGCGTGGCTGTCGAGACTCGGGCCGACGGCCGCACGGTCCTGTCTGGCTATGCCGTCCGCTACAACACCACGTCGGTGGACCTCGGCGGGTTCCGTGAGACGATCCTGCCGGGTGCATTCGACAAGGTGCTCAACCGCCAGCGTGGCAAGCGGGACGTAGTGGCCCTGTTCAACCACGACGCCAACCAGCTGTTGGGCCGCACGTCGTCGGGCACGCTGGAACTGTCGAGCGACGACAAGGGGCTGCGGTACTCGGTCGTTTTGCCAAACACGGAGTTGGGCCGCACGATCAGCGAACTGACGGCACGCGGCGACCTGCGTGGCTCCTCGTTCGCGTTCACGGTCGAGCAGAAGGGGCAGTCGTGGGCACCGGGCGAGGACGGCATGCCGCGTCGCTCGATCCGCGAGGTGTCTGGTTTGTTCGACGTGTCCGTAGTTGTACACCCTGCATACTCGTCTTCGTCTGCGGCTGTTGCCCGTCGCAGCATGGAGGCGTGGATGGCCGAGCAGGAAGAGACTCCGGTTCCGGCCGAGCCGGTGAGCGACGGCAAGGCACTGACGAATCTGGCGGTGCGGATGGCGGCTCGCCTGCGGGCTGCCAAGCTCAGGAGCATGCTGCGTGGCTAGACCAGGCGACGTGTGTCCGCAGTGCAAGCGTGGCCGCATTCGCACACGTACCAGCAAGGCGGCAGGCGATCAGCAGGTTCGCTACGTCGAGTGCCAATGCTGCGACTTCAGCACGAAGGTGGTCGTGCCGAGCGAGTACATCTACAGACGTTCGTTGTACGTACAACCGAAACGCTAGGTCATCGCCCTTTGCTCCCGTAGTGTGAACGACAGACAAGGACTGTCACCGTTCACCAACTACGGAGCGCCACGGATGGCCACTCAACTCTCGAAGCTTCAGGACCGCGCCGCCGCTGTGGCTGCGATGCTCGCCGACCTTTCGGCCGTCGAGGACCGTTCCGCCGAGCAGGCCGCCGAGATGGAGAAGCTCGCCGTCGAAGGTGAGCGACTCGAGGCCGAGCTCGCCCGCGAGCACTCCATCGCCGAGCGGATCACGTCGCTCCGCGGCAAGGTGGCTGCGACTGCGAAGCCGGTCGAGGTTGCGGCTGTTGAGCCTGTCGCCCGTCCGTCCCGCGACAGCGGCAAGGCCACGATGTTCCGGTCGTCTTCGGACGCTGAAGCCTGCGGCCGCTGGATTCGCGGCTACGTCCTCGGCCGAGCCGAGGATCGGGCGTGGTACGAGAAGCACGTCGAGGCTCGCGCCCTGTCGCCGAACGACAACGCCAAGGGTGGCGTGTTCATCCCCGACACCTTCGCTTCGACGGTCATCCGGCTCGTCGAGTCCTACGGTGCGTTCCCCGCCCAGGCCAATAACCTGCAGATGGCGAGCGACACGCTGTACATCGCGCGTCGGACCGCCGGCAACACCGCGTACCACACCGGTGCCAACGCCGAGACGACCGTGACGGACATGGCGACCGACAACGTCCTGCTCTCCAGCAAGGAAGTCCGCGTCGGCACCCGCGTCCCGAACCAGCTGATCGACGACTCGGCCATCGACCTGGCCGGGCTGGTTGCCCAGGAGTTCGCCCTGGCGATCGCCCTGCGGATCGACGAGGACGGTTTCATCGGGACCGGGGCTTCCGCCTACGGCGGCATCCGCGGCATCCAGTGGAAGTTTGAAAACGAGACGCTGACGGCTGGCGTCCATGACTCCAGCCAGACGGCGGTCACTGCCCTGACGATCGACGACTTCGCCAACACGATCGCCAAGCTGCCGACCTACGCTTCGCAGAGTCCGACCTGCGGCTGGTACTGCACCCCACAGATGCACGCTTTGGCGATGCAGTCGCTGGCCCTCGGCGGCAACGGTGCCATGGCAAACGAGATCGTGGACGGCGTCCGTCGCCCCGCGTTCATGGGGTGGCCGGTGTTCTTCAACAACGTCATGCGGAAGACTGCCGCCGCTACCCAGTGCGTGGCCCTCTTCGGCGATCTGAAGCGGTCGAGCCACTTCGCCCTCCGTCGGCAGGTTGCCGTGCGGGCGAGCACCGACCGGTACATCGAGTTCGACCAGACCTACTTCCAGGCGACCGTCTCCTACGACGCGGTCACCTCGGACGTGGGCGACGCCAGCAACGCCGGTCCGGTCGTGGCCCTCATCCTCTGACCCAAGCACCACAAGGAACCCTGAACCGTGAACCATCTCCAGAACTCTCGTTCCGTGGTCGCCCTGACGGACGCTGCGGGTCTCGCTTCGGCTAGCACGCTGACCGTGGCGGTCGATTGCCTCGGCTACGACTCGCTGTCGGTGGACGTGGGCTACCGCTCAATCGCCAACACGGCGGCCCCGAGCGTGGTCTCGCTGAAGCACTCCGACACGGACGGC